GTTGTTGCAAATGACCAGGCACTCGAAGTTCTCTGTGCACTGGTCCATGAAGGTGCAGAACATCTCAAACGTCGGAAACATACCTGCGTAATTCTCGTAAATCCTACGACGATTCCCCAGGATATTCTCGCGGAGAATGAAGACGAAATCCACGTTCGTGCGCAGATTGGGCGTGATGCCCAGCGGATACTGCATGGTGATGATGGTCATCATGTCAATGTGACGTCCGTTCATGAAGATGTAACGCGTGGACTCCTCCTTGATCCATGACGAATCGTAGAGGCAGTCGTCCAGAATCAAGAATGCACGCGGGTCAATGTTGGATTGGCCGCCAGCTCCATTCTTGGCCGTGTTGCGCTTCTGCTTCATGGTCATTTGGCGCTTGATCACATTCATCACGATCTGCGGTGTGTACTTGTCATGAATGAACTTGGATGGCACCATATGCTGGAAGAACTCGTTGGCGACCTCCGTGCCCGAAATCACCGTGCCCACAGGAAAGTCCTGCTGGCAATTGTAGAGGATATCGCGCACCAAGAAGGACTTGCCCGTGTCCTTCTTGCCGATAATCACCATCATCGGGCTCTTACGAGAGTCAATCTCGCATCGAGCCTTGATCATCCCGATATCAAACTTCTTCAGCGAAAAGTTCATCTTGTGTTGTCCTGTGGAAAGAATGTAGGCGTTCAGACCCAGTGTTTCATTCCTTCCACCACAAGACAATGGTGAAGGAACTAAGGACTCAGCCTCTGGGCATGCAGCTGCACCGCTACTCGAAGATAGATGGCACTGATTGGAACCTCACTCACATGCAGCCCTTCTTCCCTCCTCTGGAGACCCTGTTCAAGACGGAGCGGCTGTCGAACCTGTCGGAGTATGGCATCAAGGTCCCCGAAGGCATCAAGACGGTCTTGAATGAGCTCCGCATCCACACCACGCAGAATCACATGCTTCCCGTCCACCGCAAGACGACCATGGTCCTGAGCCCGTACAAGACCATGAAGGGTGTGTACGCGACCCCCTCTCTCCCGAAGCCCGCGGAGGTGGCCAAGGAGATGGACGAGCAGACCCAGAGTCCTCACACGGCAGGGTATGTGGGCGCCTTGGCATCCATTGCCCTGTCTACGAATGGATGTGATCATTTCCCCAAGGTCTTTGGCGTCTACACTGCCGTGGCTACCAAGCACGAGGTGAATATCTCGGACGACTACGAGGACCTCTGCGACCGCCCGTGGTTTGCGGATCAGATCGGGAAGACCTTCGATCTCCGTCTTCGTGAGGAGGGCACGGAGGGCGGTTTCACGCACACGCGGGGGCGGCGTTCGGCGGTGGACCTGGAGGACGCGACGATTGACCTGGAAACCACGGACATTGATGTCGCACATGTGGAGGCTCCTCAAGCGGGGTCGGTGATTGAGGAATACGAGATTGAGTCGAGCGAGCACAGCGAAGAGTCGGACGACGAGAGCGAGGATGTCTATGAGATTGAGTCATGCGACTGCGATGACGAGGACGACGAGCCCGAAGACGAGAGCGAGGACGACGAGCCGTTTGCGTGGGCCACCTTCAAGGATGTGCCGGTGATCACCACCGTCATGGAACCCTGCGAAGGAACCTTCTACGATCTGCTCAAGCTGTCGGACAACCCAGAGCATCACACGGCGTGGGTGGCGCAGATTGTGGTGGCTCTTGCGTTTGCCCAGCGCACCTGCGGCTTCGTCCACAACGATCTCCACGGCAACAATGTCATGTTCGTGTCCACGGAGAAGGAGTTCCTCTACTACATGGTGGGCGAGAGCGGTGGGCGGCGGTACTATGCAATTCCCACCTACGGGAAGCTGATCAAGATCATCGACTTTGACCGTGCGGCCCTCTCCATCAAGCTCCAGGGCATGAAGGAGCCGCGGTTTTTCCTGAGCAGCCAGTTCAAGCCCGACGAGGAGGCGGGTGGGCAGTACAATTGCGAGCCGTTCTATGACCAGGCACATCCCCGCATTGGCCTGAACCCGTCGTTTGACTTGGTGCGATTCGCCTCGTCGGTGTTCTGGGACATGTACCCGAAGGGCCCTGATGGCGAGACGACCAACGCATTCCTCCGCGACTTGATGCTGTCGTGGACCACACTGCCCGATGGTTCGTCAGTGATGTTCCGCAGCAAGCGCGACAATCACGATCGCTACCACGGATTCGGTCTGTACAAGGCGATTACGCGCTACTGCAAGGAGACGGCGATTCCCCGCAAGGAACTGGCCAAGTTCAAGCAGTTTGCCGTGGCACGAATTCCTGCAGGGCAGACGGACTTTTTGCTGATTGAAGGATAATGGCGCTCACCGAAGGTCTGAAGTTCAAGTACTCCCTGTACACGGCGCTGCTGTTCTTTTTACTGGGAAGTCCGACGGCTTTCCGCGTGGGCAATCGGTTGTTCGGTGGGGCCGTAGCGTCGTCGGGCGGTTGCCCAACAGCGGTAGGGTTTGCGTTGCACACATTTGTGTTCTTGGTTGCACTGTACGGTCTGATGTCCCTGCCGCAAGACGAGCGCTTTACCACCAACTCCCGCAAGTTGTCTCCTGACAACTTTCCTCTTCTGACCCCGCCTGCGGGCGTGGAGATTGGCTCGGATCCCAAGGTGAAGCAGACATTTTAGATAGCCACATAGTAATATGGATGCCCTGAGAGATTCTGTGCGCACGTCGGTGAAGATAGGGATTTTTTCATCGGCAAAGACATCTTCGTATTCTCATATCTTTGATAGCAAGCTGGTTCGCTTTCAACTATCAAAGTGCAGAGACCTTCGTAATTTTAGTCCATCCCGTCTTTCCAAGGATCCGTATCCCAAAGAAGACCGCCCACGCGGTCAAGATGACATGGACTCGGTGTTGCACCACAGACGAACAATACGCCACCAAGGGGAGACAGACCCCATATGGATCGCGCTCAAGGACGGAGACTATACACTACTAGATGGCGCTCACCGTATTGTCGCTACCTACCTAGAAAACAAACGAACGATTCCCGCTCATGTGGTGCATGCAGCCTAGAACTCGGGCTTACCCACGAACATGTCCTGGACAGCCGACACCACGGGCTCGGCGGCCGCAGTGACGCCATCCGACCCACCCAATGCAAAGACGACTCCACCGGCGAGCGTGCCCGCTCCCGCTGCAATCTTCGCCCCGTCAAGGAAGACCATCGGCTCCTCCTTGGAGCGGCGGTCCATCACATACAAGACAGCAGCCACAGCCACAACCACTCCTACAATCATGGCGTAGTAATACACTTCGTCCATTTGTCTGGCTCGCATCTTTTTCAACTCACAGATTCAACGCGACTGCATCTGAGGACGGCTTGACATCCACTTCTCCCTCGGCCTCGGATTCTGTGTCGGACTCAAAGTCATCCTCGCTCAGTCCAACATCCTCGCCCAGCTTGATGGCGGGCGGCTCATCGTCGGACTCCTCCGTCTCCGAGTCGAATTCCTGTGTCTCGTTCTCTCCGAACTTCACAGCCGGCTTCGGCTCCTCCACGGGTGCAGGGGGCGGCGGCGCCACAGGCTCGGGAGCAGGCGCGGGCGCAGGCGCAGGGGCCGCAGGAGGTGCCGCAGCGTCTTCGGGCGCCTTGAAGTACGCCTTGCTGATATCCTTCCACGGGATGAAGCTATCAATCACCTCGTTCAGGATATCGGCCAGCATCACCTCGATATCGCGACGATTACGGGCCTGCTGCTCAGAGGTGACACCCACCGTCTTGAACAGGTAGGCGTTGGACCAGAACCCGCGGGCCGCCATCACGTAGAACTTGTGGATGAACACCTCCATGGACGGACGCGTGAAGGGAATGTCGACATGCTCCGACCGCACCTGCTGGAGCGAGGCAAACGCACGAATGTAGCTGACAAAGACACCCAGTAGCAGATCCTCCATGTAATCGCACTTGGACGCGGTGGCAATGCGGTCCACTTCCTTCTTCAGGGTCTCGGGCGTCCACTTCGGAACCTGGGTCAGCAGGTTCTGGAAGGTGCGCAGAATCTGGTCAAGCTGCTTGTTCCGCTCGCACGCAGACTTGGCATTGTCGTAGATGCTCCAAAACCCGTCGGCCACATGCGGAATCACGACGCGTCCAAGATTCTCACGAAGGGTCTGCTTGACAAAGTCTGTGGACATTTGTTTACACGCGAGGAGTATGGTTTCCATAAACCGACGCAGATGAAGCTCGTTCTGATTCTCATGGTGAAGAACGAATCAGCCATCCTGAAGCGGTGCCTCGAGGCCGTCGACAAGGTGGTTGATGCATTCTGTATCCTAGACACAGGGTCGACGGACAATACCGTCCAGATTGCCGAGGAGTTCTTGGAGACACGGGTGGGATGTCTTACCGTCGAGCCGTGGAGGGATTTTGGATACAATCGGTCCGTCAGCTTCACTCGAGCCCATGCGTTCCTGAAGGAGCAGTGCTGGGACCTCAAGGATACCTACGGCCTTCTGCTGGACGCGGACATGATCTTCAATCCCGGGACCCTTCTCCAGCAGAATTTGACGGAGCCTGGATATACCGTCGTGCAGGCGGCAGGCACCCTGGAGTATCCCAACACACGACTTGTTCGTATGGATTACCCGTGGACTTGCGTAGGTGTGACCCATGAGTATTGGTCGGGTCCGACCCAGCACATGGCCAGATCGGTCTGCTTCATTGACGACCGCAACGACGGGGGCTGCAAGTCCGACAAGTTCGAGCGTGATGTGCGTCTGCTGGAGAGGGGGTTGCAGGAGGATCCGACGAATGGGCGATACATGTTCTATCTTGCCCAGTCCTACCACTGTCTGCGCCGTTGGGACGATGCTCGGAAAATGTACAAGAAGCGCATTGTGACGGGTGGATGGGACGAGGAGATTTGGTACAGCCACTACATGGTCGGCAAGTGCTGGCTTGAGCTGAACAATATCCCCAAGTTCGAGTGCTGGATGCAGAAGGCCATTGCGCTGCGTCCCACGCGTGCCGAGGCGTATTACCAGTTGGTCAAGCACTTCCGCGAGCACTCCAAACACTTCAAGGCCTACCAATACCTGATCGATGGAAAGCGCGTGCCCCTAAGCAAGGATTCGCTGTTCCTCGAGATGGATGTCTACAAGTATCTGTTTGACTACGAGCGGACGATTCTTGATTTCTACGTCAATCCCGACCGCAAGTCTGGACTCCGCACCTGCATCGACTATTTGCTCAAGACCGACCACAATCGGCACAATGTCATCTTCAACTTCCAGTTCTACGTCCAGCCTATCGTGTCCACTCGCACCGAACTGGGGTCGCGGCTTCCAACCCCGTTCTCGGGGTACACGCCATCCGCGATTTCCGTGTGCGACTATCCGATGGCGAATGTCCGCTACATCAACTACTGGATGGAGAATGGAGACTACAAGACACCCCCGAACCAGCCCGTTCTGACGGAGAATGCCTACGTGAATCTGGAGACCATGGAGGTTGTGGCCAAGATGGACGACTCCTCCGTTGGCATGTCCAAGTCTCCGACGCACGTGAAGGGTCTGGAGGATCTTCGGCTCTACAAGAACACTATGGGGCTGTCGTTCGTGGCCACCACGCAGGAACACGCAGAGGGCAAGGTCCGTCTTCTCCAGGGACGCTACGGACCCGACGGAGTGTACAGCGAGTGCAAGGTGTTGGAGTCCCCTCATGGTCGGCAATGCGAGAAGAACTGGCTGCCGATTCAGGGGACGGACATGATGATCTACGGATGGTCGCCCTTTGAGGTGCTTGACCGCCAAGGCATTCGTCGATCCATTCCGACGCCTCCGCTCTTTTCTACATTTTGCGGATCTGCACCACCCATCTTGGTCGGTGACAAGTTCTGGACACTGGTGCACATGGTGGAGTACTCGAAGCCCCGCAAGTACTACCATCTCTTCGTGGAGACGCAGTCCATTGACAAGGTGACGCGCATCACCCTGCCATTCGTGTTCAAGTCGGCGGCTGTCGAGTACTGCGTGTCGTGTCGGTTGTCCGACCCCACAACGGTCTCGTGTTATGTCAGCTTTGCCGATGCGAATCCTGCGCGGATTGATATTCCATTCTCGTCACTTGAGTGGCTCTCAGTCTAGGTTGGCAACCACGGCTCCGACCAAATTGGACAGGGCAGGGCGTTGGTAGGCCAGCTTGTCCTTGAAGAAATGGATCAGTGGAAGGTGGGAACACCAGTACTGGTCAATCACCCCCGTGTAATTCGGATCCTGTCCCTTTACGATAATGTCGAATCCCTCTTGCACCACGCGCTGAACCTCCTGCGAGGTGGGCTTGCGCAAAAAGTAGGCCGACGAGGTTGTGCATCCCTGCCGACTGCGCGACAGAAGGTCGTCGAACGGCTCGCGGGGACCAATCCTGCTGACGGCTAGAAAGCAAAGAGTGTAATCGTACGGACGGCGGAAGAACTCTGCGACGCTTGACCACACGCGAGACACGTCGCTGGTAAAGACGATATCGTCCTCAAGGACCAGACACTGCTTGAGCTCGGGGGTCTGGTTGAAATGAACCATGACGTCGAGGTGGTTCTTGGTGGCCCCCGCATACGCAGACATGCTCGCGTCCTTTTGCGCCTTGTAGTGATGGATCTTGTGCAGGGGTGCGGCGACTCTTGCCAAGGAACTCAGTGTTTCCATGTAGCGGTCGCTACGCGTCTCGAGGTTGAGAACATACACCACATCCACAGAGTCCCAGCATGGGTGCGATTCCACCACATCGTGCTTCACTTGACTGAAAAACACTGGGTGCCGAAACAGCTTGTTCGTGATTGGAAGTCCATGGTGCCAATCGGGGTAGTCCCCATAGACAATCACAATCTCCCCGTCCTTCGGTTCGCGAGCTGGATCAAACGATGCAACGACTCGGCCCATCCAACTGAGAAGATCGCTCGATTGTTGAATCACGAGGGGGCGAATGTCGGCAAACTCGTAGGCGGCGTAGACCCGTCGGGCCATGGCTGGATCCTTCAAGTAGTATCCGCACTGCGCGAGGATCAGGAACGTGTCGCACCGATGATCATACGGAATCTCCATCAAATCGAGGTCTCGGATGTATCGCCGTGCCAGAGCAAACTGGTCGTGGTTCCGCATCTCCATGAGGAGCTGGCGATGCTCGGGCATGTGTGCAAACTTGGGCTTTCCATCCCAAATCACATTACCCACGAAATCATGCTTGTCTTCGCAAGGACGCTCAATCCATTCAGCGTGTTCGCCCGCAAAGGCGCGGACGCTGGTATGGACCAAGAGTTCAGGCTTGATCTGTTCGTAGACACATTGGGTCAGAAACTGCTCATCGTATCCATACGGAACCTCGTGCGTCGGCATCATGATCGGCAGCGCTTTCTTCCATCCAAACGTGCCCGCCATCAGCTTGGACTGGTGCCAGTAGTGGTCGCGAATGGAGTGATATGACTTGTCGGACTTCAGGAACTCGTCAATGCACCACCGGTCGCGAGCCGTGATGCGGGAATCCGTATCGCGAACAAACCCTACTTCGGCCGTGCACAGCGACAAGTAACGGAGCAGGGCATTGATAGCGCCCTCGCGGTTTGTGATGTTCACCTCTACGCCCTCTGGAATCACCCAGGTTGGGTCACAAAAGCCCTTGTGCACCACAATCGTAAACTCGGGGTAATGTTCTTTGATGATGGCAATGTTCTCCAGAAGACCTGTATAATAGTTAGGCTCTGTGCCATAGAGGCATAAGGAGAACACCTTCATTTTCTATATTCATACACCTTTGTGAAACTTATTGTCCGCGGTCGATGTCGACCAGTCTGCAGAACCACGGAGGGTCGTTCGTATACATCGTCTTCTGTCGAGAACTCATGGGCATGTTTGAACTGAGAAACACTGAGGTCTGCTTTCCAGGAAGGTTGAGTGCTCCAAGTAGTCCAATCCAAAAGATCAGCGTGGAGGACGATCCCAACACATACTTGGCCTGAACAAGCCGAAGGAAGTCGCGTTCAAACGATTGTGCAGGCAGGACGTCGACAGCGTATCCCGCACGCCGGATCACATCCAAACACAGCTGAACATACGGATGTCCAGGGGTTTCGGACATGATGTGAACTGGAACCCCCTTTGGTAAGTGCTTCACCATGGAGAGGGGATATGCAGTTCCCATCTTGGATGTCTGATCTGCGAGATCGCCCAACCGAAGATGCACGATGCATTCGTTTATACCCACAAGCGGTGTGCGGAAGGCAAAGAGCTCCTTGATCGTCTCCTCCTTGCCCTTGAGAATGCTCCAGTCTTCAAAGTATTCGTCATTGATTTGGAACGTAGGGTTCGTTCCTATCTTTGGAGTGTATGTCAATACGGATCCAAGCTTCCACGGCTCGTCAAAATGAACTACAAATGGACGACCAGTTGCCTTCTTGAGGAGCTCGCAAGCCGCAAGTTGGAACAAGTGGTTCCCTGTGCGTCCATAGGACATCATGCAGTACTCATCGTTCGACCGAATATACACGGCATCGCCCCAACCGCACTGCTCGTACATAGTTGTCCGCATACGCCAAAACCCACGCCACCGAAGCCAGTCGTCCAATTGAGGCAACAGGGCACACCCTGCATAGAGTTCGCGCGTATTGACTTCAGTGTATACACAGTCAAACTGATCAATGTACGGCCCCAATCCCTTGAGCGCCTTGAGTTCGGCGCCCTGAATGTCCAGGTTGAGAAAGTTCGCTCGAATACCCCGCTCCCGAATGATATCCTCCAACCTCTGCGTGACCATGGATTCCGTCGACACCACATGAACATCTGGGTGAACGATACGATGATCCTTGAGAGGAAGGATTGAACTACTTTGTCCATTGTTCGTCACATTGAAGGTAACGGTTTCAACCACGTCCGAAACAGCAGCGGTGATTACATTGGGCAGCGTCAGTGTCTTTGCGATCTTCGAATTCGCCTCCACCCAAAAAATGTCGTCCTGCTTCACGCCCTCGGCAAGGTACATGTCGTTTTCTTCACATTGGTGGGCACCTACGTGCAGGACTCCGTTAAGTTTGATGTTGTAAGCTGCAATCACCTCGTGAAGAGGGATTAACATCTTTATGTATACATGTGCCTGAAGGACTCGTTGCTCTGCCGCAGGGTATCCTGCAGAATGTGGCGGCACAAGTCCGAGGTGATGGTCAGTGGAAGCTTGATGTCCTTGTAGAAGACATACTTCTTCGCCGTGGCCTCTCCGGCGATGCGAAGCAGGTTGATGCGGGTCACCAAGGTCTCGACGGTGCGGATCAGACTGCGCACACCCTCCTCGTCCTTGGAATACTCGGAGATCAGGTACTTGATCGCCTCCTCGGTCATGGTGAGCTGGTCCTTCAGCTGGATGCGCTCCAGAATCTGGGGCCAGATGTACTGGTTCACGATGGACGCCTTCTCCTCCCATGTGTAGCCTGAGCAGTTGATGATCTGCATGCGGTCCTTGAGCACGGGGTGGATCTTGGTCTCATCGTTGAAGGAGAAGACAAACAGACACTGGGACAGGTCAAAGTCCACACCAGCAAAGTAGCGGTCGTGGAACTGGCTGTTCTGCGAGCGGTCCGTCAAGTGGATCAGCATGCTCGTGATCTCGTCGCCGTGCGCCGTGGTGGAGATCTTGTCCACCTCGTCAAAGTACAGCACGGGGTTCATGCACCGGGCTGACATCATGGAGTCTGCGATGCGGCCCCAGGTCGAGCCCTCGTAGGTGTACGAGTGGCCCACAAAGTTGGAGGCATCCGACGCACCGCCCAGAGAGAAGAACTCAAAGGGACGCTGGAGCACCTTGGCCACGCCGTGACGCGCGAACGACGTCTTGCCCACGCCCATCGGACCCTTGAGCGCAATCACATTACCCACGGACCCAGGGTTGGACATCCACTGGGCCAGAATCTGCATGATCTGCGTCTTGGCAGAGGTCATGCCGTAGACAGCCGTGTCCAGCGTCTTGGTGGACTCCTCCAGAAAGCCCGCGCACTTCTCGGGGCCGTCCTTGATGGTCACGGGCAGGGGCACACACTTACCAAAGGGGATGCGCAGGAACGCATCCACCCACGAGCGCAGCTTATAGCCCTCACCCTCCATGGACATTTCCGTAAGAATGTCGATCTTCTTGATGACGGACGCCTTGATTGTGTCGGCAATATTGAGGTCCAGAACGCGGAACTTGTAGGGCACATCGCCGTCGAGGACCAGTGTGGACAGCCGCTTCATCTGCTCATTGAGGCGGCGACGCTTGGACTTGGACTGCTCCTCGTAGTACTCCTCCTCGTCCTCATTCAGTTCCATCGCAGGCTCCTCCTCTTCCTTCTTCTTCTTGGAGTGGCGGGGTGCGTGACCCTTCTTGCCCACATACTTGCTCATGAGGTGCTCGATGAAATCCTCCTCCTCGGACTCCTCCTCCGAATCCGACTCGGACTCCTCCTCAATGTCGATGCGGCTGCCCTTACCAGCCATGGTGTGGATGTGAAGCTTGACGGACACCTTGGCGCCCTTGGGGATACGGAGGGAGCTGCTGTCCTCTTCCTCGGACTCCTCGTCCTCCTCGGACTCCTCCTCTGAATCGGACTCTGCTTCCTCTTCAGACTCGGATGCAGACGGAGGGACATACTCCTCATCCTCGGACTCAGAGTCGGGCTGCTTCA